TCATTTTATATATACATACAAAAAATTTTCAGATGTGGTAACAAAATTGAATCCTTTATCTTGAATGAAAGTAAGAAATGAAGCGTCATGAGCCCATTGATTGGGCCAACAGAAACCCATTTCTATAAGTCTTTTCAGAAAGTTCCTTGAATACAGGAAACTACCTGTTCCACACTTACCTATCATAGGTCGACCGGGAATAATTTCAATATGCCTATTCTTTCGACAAAACATCATGGGGCATAAAACTGCATCTACACCATCTTTTGCATAGGACATCATATAGTCCAGAGCATCCGGTAAGAGAATATCATCCGCATCGAGTGTCTTAACCCATTCTGAAATACAAGGCCACTCGAAAAGCCACTGTCTTGAAATAGCAGCACTACCACGAGGACCGTCAAAGTTCTTAATAAGAACTCCTCTTTTACAGTACTCTATCTCTAGGTCTCTTCTTAATAATCTGAAAGTTTGATGATCCTTATTGGATCCAGGGGTATCATCAGCTGTATACCACCATTGTCTGAGTAACCCTTCAGTATCACCATTGATTCCATCTAAATAAAGCAACACCCTTTTATCTTGGTAGGTCTGAGTAAGAGCGCTACAGAGGGCAGACGGGAGCTTACGATAATAATTCGGGCTACAAGGAATGAATATATCAGTCATTTCTTACCGGTCCCTTCCTTGAATGGTCCACCTATAATAATCTTTTGGATAAGGGCATACAAATTTATTTTGATATCACCAGCCTTATATTTATCCATCTCTCGGAAGGCTAATATAATATCATCAAGGCCACTCAGCGACTTCGCCCTGCAAAGCCATTTTTCAATCTCAGCCTTATCCTTATCACTGAGCTCTGTTCTCCTCTGAAGCCTGGGTAGATGTATCCCAGCCAATCGATATATCTCCTTAACCTTCAGCTCTCGTTCAGATAATTCGTAGAGTCTTTGTGAGAGAACATCATACTCCTTTCTCAGCTTCTTAATACTCTCTTCAAGTAGATTAAGATTCTCTGCAGCATCCTCTTTAGACTTCATAACATCATTGAGATAAGTCATGCTAACTCCTTGTATTTAGGGCTTATTTAATGATAGTTTAATAATCTCTCGATATAAAGTTCTGAAAAAAGGAGATTTTAATGTCTAAGCCCAATCGTTACAGTCACATAGATTTCAGGCCCCCAGAGACCGTTGCAAAAGAGGCAGAAAAAGGCTTAGAATATCGTAGAAAAGCGGGTGGAAAAGGAGGCCTTTCAGTCTCTGAGGCTAAGAAGGAAGGTATCGGGTCGGGAGTCCAAAGAGCAGTGAATCTTAAGAACAGGGACGAACTATCCCCCTCAACGGTTAAAAGAATGAAAGCCTTCTTCGATAGGCACGAGAAGAATAAGGCCATTAATCCAGAGTATAAGGACAAACCCTGGAAGGATAGGGGCTATGTGGCGTGGTTAATATGGGGAGGTGATCCCGGTTATATCTGGGCTAAAAAAATAGTAGCTCAAATGGAAAAAGCAGATAAAGAATCTGCAAAGAAAGTCGCCTCACTCTTTATAAAGGGGGTAGATTATGGAATGGGATGACCGTATGGTTAACCTTGCACTTATCCTTGCTGGGTCGATCTTACCGTCACTTATAGGTATGATCTTACCCAGGAAGAAAACCATTCAGTATGGTATGGTCATCAATAGATTCCTCGGAACTGTTTTTCTTCAAAAGCGTAGTTTCAAATCCCCCGCAGCAGAATCTCTCTGGCAAAGACTCGGTCTTACTATCCAGACGACCTTCCAGGACCTGTCCTTTGGAGTCTATCTGGATGGTAGAAAAGACCTTACGAAAGAAGAGAAGGATAAGAAAATTACCGAGTATCTCTTGCCAGCTCCAACGATTGAAGATGAATCTGCTACTCCGGAACCAGAGGAAACAAATCAATAAACTAAAGGGGCTGAGCTATCAGCCCCCATAAATAGGAAACAGATATGACTAAAATAAATAAAAAGATCAAATATTACTGGCAGCTTGAGGGCGGAGAATACGTACCCCCTCAACCGGCTATATCAGAGGACCACCCACTTAAAACACCCCATGATACGGACGGCTTACCGGAGCATAAAATAGGACAGATGAATCGTTCCAGTAGTCATATTAAGCCGCATCATGATGATTAGTCTAGTTAAAATTTATCCCACCATTTTTCATACAATTCAATCTTATTTTTTTTCACTGTTTTTATATTTAAATTATTCTCATAATCATTTAACAAAATCTGTCTAACCTGTTTTCTGGCCATATTCTCATTATCAGGCTGTTTTGAGAATCTCTTATCAAACCTATTTTTATATTCTAATGGAGTCGTTCTTAAAAGGTAATCCTTATAATCCTTCCATGACTTAAAACTCTTAGGTAATACATCGGTGTTGAAAACAGTCTTTTCTTTGGAATAAATAGAAGCCACATGAATACCGGGTAATCTCTTTACCAATTTATCGAACATCACCGGTTCGTAAATCTGTAAGTCCCCTAAGCATCTAAAGCTCTTTTCATGTATAAGATTACTTACCCTCATCGTTTTATAATAGTTTTTATTGGAATGATACATTCTATCATAAACAGAATTATAAGGTAGATTATTTTCATAAATGTATTTCCAGATATCACTAACTACCCAATCATATATCGGGTAAAATCGAAAAGTATTACTCCCTTTAGTTTTAGTACTCCATCTGATTGAGTTCCAACCGGGATTTAACATTACAGCTCTTAACCGATTGATGCTCTCTTCAGCCCTAAGCCCAATTAAAAAAGCTGTATCGGAATTCTTCTTCTCTACCCAATTAAAAAAGCCATAGAACCTGTCTGGGTATTTTTCTTTGAGTGAATGTATTGCTAAAGGATGCTTTGAACGCAACCACTCCTTATTTTCTTCCCAACAACAGAATACACTATTACTATATGAAGTAGCGTTGGTTAATCTTAGGGGTATTTGAAACCACATGGGGTCAACTAACGATTGGGTCATCATAAATTCTATTAGTTTTATACTGGACTCATATTCAGCCTCCTGATCTAAGAAAAATACCTTTATCTTCCTCTTCCTTTTTATTGCTTCCTCCATAGCCAGCCAGAAAAGAACTGTACTATCTTTACCACTACTTATGGATACAACAATTTTCTCAAACTCATTAAAAATAAGAGCAATCCTTTTCTGAGCAGAAAATAGCACATTATCTGATAAATAGATTCTATTCAGTTTTTCCGTCATATATAGTTCTCATAAAAATATTGGCATTATTAATGTATTCCCAGAATCTATTTTCCAAATATTCATCTACTTTAAGGTCCGACACGATTATAGTCCTGATACCCTTTTGGAATTGATCAAAAACATTACCTAACCTTAGAAGGTCAAAGCCCTCTTTCAGCTCAGGATATTTTTGAATTACAAATCTTCTTAGTTTCTTGGATATTACTAAAGGACTGTTTTCTTCCTCAAATAATTTTGTCTTGAGTTTCTGATAATCATTTTTTGTTTCTATATCTACCTGAATTCTCTTTACCTCTATTTTATCAAAAATTTCACGGATATCAGTATCAGTTTTAGATATAACCCTTGAAGCTATGTCCATGATATTAAAAGGATTGTTCTTAAGAGCCGTGATAAAAGAATAGCAATGGGGATAACCCAACAATGACCTATCGAAGAAGCTCCATAAAAAATACGACCAGTATATTTCTGATTTTCCCATAAAAGGATGATTATCTACAACAAATTTATACCCTAATGATAACTGTAACTTCTCAATGCCCCTATGCATTATATCGCTAAATCTAAGGCACTTTATCACAAAAAAATCTGAATCTGAGTTGTCGATAAATATTTTTATAAACTGTGGATCTAATAGATCTCTCAAATCTACGAAAACAAAATCTGGAAGGCGCTGCTTAAGCTCATCTAAAGATGGGCAACTTCCGTATATGTAGAATCTTCTTTTTGACCACAATGAGACTGATAATATTTTTTTGACCTCAAAATCTACGCTGTTAGTGAAAAGGACAGAGCCATTCATTTAATTTCCCATGAAGAGGAATATTCACTTCCTGCTAAATATTTAGCACATCCAACTTGTTGTCTTAATCTTAAGAGCTCCTCCCCCTCCATACCAAGGTGCTGAGCTATCTGCTCATCTAACCAACCTTTAGCAGACAGGTCATTAACCAGAATCCCCATAAGGTCCACTTGATGCTTACCCCGTGCCCTATTATGACGTATAGTAGAAGCCATTCTATCTTCAAGTTTCTTCTCAAGAACTACAACGGGTATTTTATCCACTTTAAAGTGGTCCTTTAAGACAGTAAATCTATGAAAGCCATCAATAACTATATATTTATCAATACTTGAATCATAAAAAACAACTACGGGCTGAGTGAGTCCATCTTCTTCTATACTGTGTATTAATAGCGACATCTCGGTATGGGCTACTTTATTCGGATTATATTCATTAGATACAACTTTCTCCGACGGCACAAGTTTTACTTTCATGCATGGAAAACAAACCCTGTCAGAACTACATCTAACTGATTTTCTAGGTATATTTAAGGAACGTCTTATTTTAGATATTCTATTCCTACCAAAACCATAGCGTGAGGCTATTTGCTGGTCCGTTAACCCGTCTTTAAACAAAGCCTTTAATTCTTCAAAAGAAGGCTCTTTTCTAACATTCGTATGTGAAACAATTTTTCTCTCTTTTATTGACTCCCTTATAGAATTCATGTATTCTATTTTTTTATCGGGAACATTATAAACTATCATCTTCTTAAGTTCAGAATTACCAGAAAACCTAACCGGTTTATCTATTTTTTCACAGAAAGTCATATGCCTAATAGCTATTTCTATCTCGTTTGATAATTTTGGATAAGGTTTTCCTTCTAATTTATACCTCATAGAGGGTATAACATATGGTTCTATCAGAGATATGAAATGACCCCTGCTCTCAGCCTTAATATAGAGATATCGGTAATCCTTTTTTCTATCATGGTATTGCTCTGTAGCTTCAACAGAAAACTTATTTCTCAATAAATCGATAAGTATCCAATTCTCTTCTCTTGAAAAACCCCCCGTACATAAAACTAGGCCATATTCATCAAATTTCCCATCATCCATATACCAATAAGCTAGGCCCTCAGGTTCCAAGTCATAAACTGATTTTTCAGAAAATCGCTTCTTTTTCTTACCATTAAGATAGAATCTCTCGAAATAAGTCTCAAAACATGGATGTCTATTTGTCCATAAAGACAGAGACTTTCCTAATGTGGCCCTCTTATAGTATATCGTTGATACTGAACACCCTAATTTTTCTGCAACCGTATAGAAATAATCCATTTGATGGATGCTATGACCTAACATGAAAGAATTCTTTTCCTTCATGTAAGCATCTCCTAAAAGTGTTCCTAAGATTACCTGATGTATTGAGGGGGTTATCTCAAAGGATGAAATTCTTGTGTCACTTAATATATTACGGTGCGTAAGGTTTAATAAGCGTAATACATGCACTATTTGAACTTCAGATAATGAATAAATCTTACCAAGTTCATTTATAGTAAGATTGCCCTCTCTAATCTGCTGTTCGAGTTCTGATTTAGAATAAACACCATATTTGTTATGTAAAATTTTATCAAAATCTTTTTCTTCAATCCAAACAGAGGGCATTAGAAATCTCCTCAATGCACTGTTATTAATAATATAACTAATTTTATAGTGTAGGGGAAGAATAAAAAAAGGGGTTATGAGAAGATTCTCATAACCCCTATAACTACTCTGTTAAGAGTTAGTTACCTCTGAATGACCACCCTGCACAGACCCAGCGGGTTGTGGCAGCCGATACCCAGATTCTCGAAAATCGAGAACCCGATGGTACGGTTCTTAGGATCGTCAGCAGAAAGAACGGTAAGTTCCGTACGAACTGGGATACGGCCGAAGAACTCGGGCTCACAGCACACGTAGATGTACCCGGCAGGCACCCTACGAGACACTATGATCTGAGCACCCCAGACTGTCGCCATCAGACCGGTGCGGAGCAACGTAGCCTGGGACTCGATGTCCAGGACGTCACGTCCCCACTTACGGATGTCGGAATAGTCGAGGGCATTCGCGAAGACTCTCGCAACACGCAGGTCATGACGCTCGATACGAGCGAACGCATCGGCCAGGTCGGGAGGCGTCAGAGGAGCAACGGCGTTCACGTCAGCATTGGTGGCACCAATGTTGTCAAAACCACTCGTTGCGACCGCATCCAGAACCTCGAAGACACGGGTATCTTCCTCGGCCTGAATCTCAGCCTTACCCAGGTCCTGAGCACGTTCGATCAGGTCGAACCGGCGCTCTTTGATCTGAGTGAGCGGGATCTCCGGGTTCGAGGCAATCTCGAACAGGGGGAAAATAACACGGCGGGGCTTCGTGATGGCCAGAATATTCTGACCTTCCTCGCCGACGACATACGCCGTAACGTTGGGATCCTTGTCATAGATCGGCAACGCACCGTCAGGGAGCTGCTCCACCAGGAAGGTCTTACGACCAACGGAGGTGTAATCTCTCCTCAGACGCAGAGGCTGAATCATGGACGCTGCCAGCTTGGCACGTCCAGCGGCGGTCTTGAGATGCTCGCCGATAATCTGCTGTTTTACATCATTGCTAATTTCAGCCATTGAGATTTCACCTCCTCTTAGATTCTCATCTGAACGGTCATGTAGGCGTCCGTCGCAGACGGGGCCTTCAACACGATACCGATCAGAGTCGAATAGGTCAGGTTAGTGTTGTCCATGCCCGACACGTTGGTCAGGAGCCCATTCTGGGAAGCGTACAGCTTGTCACCGGCAGTGTACGCGACAGCAGCGGTACCATCGGTACCCTTCGTCTCGTAAATGTCGGTACGGAACATTGTACCCGTCCCATGGCAGTACGCGACGCGCTCGGAAGCCACTGCGGAGCTCGACTCGTACGCATTACCCAGTGCATCGTTAACAGCAAGACCTACGGCCTTATCAAAGGTCGAGCTGCTGTCACCGGCGCAGGGGCCAATGAGTCCGTCACCCGCTACCGCAACAACACTACCAGCCAGGATGCCAGCATTCGTGTTGGCATTCAGACGGGTGTTGTTGGCCTTCTGGTCGTTACCCACGCGGTTGTTCTGAGTCAGACCGGCAGAAGTAATCTGGCCGTACGTGTTGAACGTCTGACGGTACAGAACATCCATGTGAGTGTCAGGAACTGGATTGTTTGAACCCATCCTAGTTCACCTCCTCATACATGGTTTATACATTAACGAAAGATCTTGGAAACGTCCGGAGCGGTATCCCATAGACCAGCCAGGGAATCACTCTCCGAAGCCTGCTTCACAAGACCACTCAACTTCTTTGCACCAGTCTTTTCAGAAGCCGTAACTTCCTGAGCAAAAATCTGATCAAGGAGGTCACCGGCTTCCTTACCATCAGGTGCCTCATCCTCTACATCTGCGCCTTCTTCATCCATCTTCGGGGCCTTCTTGGCCTCCACATCTGCGCCTTCTTCATCCATCTTCGGGGCCTTCTTGGCCTCTACATCTGCGCCTTCGTCATCCATCTTCGGGGCCTTCTTGGCCTCCACATCTGCGCCTGTCATCTCTTCCTCAGCTGAGCCTCCGTCATCCATCTTCGGGGCCTTCGGGGCCTTCTTGGCCTCTACATCTGCGCCTTCCTCAGTGTCACACTTCTTACCGGAAAGGATCTGAGCAAGCTCAGCCTGACGCTGAAGAGTGGCAAGGACCGAACGCTCGGGCAGATACATCAGGTCGGTAGCCTGGGCCTCAATGATCTCATCATTGGCATTGGGCAGCATGCGCTGTGCAATCGTGATGCACTTGATGGCCTTGTCCTCAAGCTTACGAGCAGCCAGAACAGCCTCATGAGCAGCCTTACTTGCAGGAGCGGGATGACCGGTCTCAGTCCTACCCTCGGTCTTCCACGGGGTGGCCATATTCGGATCCTCACCCCAAGCACTCGGGCTACCCGTCTGGTACTTCTGTACCGGGGGGTTCTCGTGAGTCTGATTCATGGTATACGGGTCAGCCTTCTTCTCCAGTTCGGCGACCTTCTCTTCATCCCAGCTCAATCTCTTCCTCATCTCTGACCTCCTAGTAAGGCTTTTTCAGTAACTTTGAAACCTGTATTAAGAGATTATTAAACATCCTGAAATTTGGGTAATTAGCAATTAAAACTGTCCAACATCTTGGCCCATACAAGGACCTTTTTACCATGTGCCTTAGTGATTTTTTCACCCGTTAACTCTACTATTCTCGCAAGGACTTGAATTGGGCTTTTATTTTCTGTTCCGCCCATTGAAGCTACAGCTTTTTTGATCTTAAAGGTCAGAGGGTTTGTAGTATGGCTATCAATAAATGAAAGCACTGCAAGGAAGTCCCTTTTTGTGTACCCATAATCCTTAAGAACAGTAGGGTCACTGCTAGTAAGAACTATGTGACTTCCATGCCTGAGTTTATCAAAGGATTTCTTATCAATATTACCTACGGACTGTGTAATGAATCTGTCCCAGGATAGTTTTGCTCCCCATACTTTTTTAAAGACAGAAGCCGGTTTAATTATCGTATCGTCAAGGGTCTCCAGCTCATTCGGCCTTTTTTCATTACTGAGCTCTTTAAGGATCTCATTACGGATCTGGTCCATGAGCTCTTTCTTGGTTTCCTCTTTCCAGGAATCAAGATTGAACTCTGGATTTTCTTCAGCGGGGGACTCTTCAGGAGGAGCTTCTTCAACGGGGGCTTCGTCATCTGGAGTTTCCTCAGCAGGTGCCTCTTCCGTTGTGTCTTCTTCATCCTGAGCAACGACATGGGCTGCTTTCAGGAAATCGCCCTCTTTCTTACGATATCCTTCAACCTTCTCTGCGGCCTCAAGCTTTTTCGAAATGTCATCAGGGACACTGATAGTACTTCTTTTGACCGCTCCGACAAATGCCGGGGTTTTCACCCAAGAGGCATCTACAAACTTTACGCTGTCTGGCTCCGACCAATGCCCGCAGAGCTCTGCAACCTTTCTCTGTACTCCTCTATCATCATAAAAGAGATTATTCTTTTCATATCGAACATGCTGGCATGCTTCCGTTTCATCTACGGCTTTATTACCGCATTTTGAACAAATTGAATATGATATTGTACACCCCATCGACAGGGTGTTGAGTTCGTTAGCCTCTATCTTACGAATAAGGTCATCATGTTTTCTATCAGTAGCTACGAGGATATCAACATAGTAGGTGGTAAGGTCATTACCTTCTTTATCTTTACCTATTGGGATATCCCGAAGCACGGCATCAATAACTTTTCCCTTACTGAGCTCGGGTATCTGGACATGTTCACAGTTATGAACAGCAACACCCTCAACTATATAGGAGTTATCATTATCGACTTCTATATTATAGACCGTACAAGATACATCAGTACTTTGAACTTTTTTTATTTTTGATATCATCCATTCATTATTATCACATTTTAACGAATGGGTATATCTATTTGAACTTTTATCCGTGATATTAACATCATCATATTTTGAAAAATCACATAGTCTCTTTGAATCTCTTGTAGTGAATTTCAATGAATAACCGGGTCTGGATCTTTTTCCTGAGATTGGATCGGTATAGACCTCATATCCATCAATAATAGATATATCAGTATATCTAGGCAATACTCCGACCTCTTTATAACTAGGGAGTATACCCAATCTCCAAGAGATCCACATCAACTGTTGTATCAATTTCTTAGATTTTAACTCTATACAATATCCACGAGAACTAATTTTAGAAGTACCATCACCAAATAAACAATTATGCAATATTATTGCCTGAAGTTTTTTAGGAAGCCACATGGCTTCCTCAGGCATATATTTCGCCCATGAATACTTTCCGCACCACTTCTTGAAATATTCAGCTACATATTTATTACTTAAACATAAATTATAGGATCCACTCTGGGTCTCATATATTCTTGGTTGGCAATCTATTCTCAGCTTATCTCCGAATTCTTCAATAAGAAGGAGAGACAATTTCTGAGCTACATCATTTTCATCGTTGCCCAAATTGAAGGTAATGCCTGATTCTTCATCTGAAGAATCATTAGTATATGAGTAAGAACCTTCTGCCAAAAACCACCCGATCAACTCAGCTCTATTAGCATTTACCTCATTGTTAAACTGCTCTGCCTGGGAAATTGGGTGTGTTAAAAAATCTCTATTAACATCTAAATCTTCAGCATTTTTCCATCCAGGAATAATGCCCGTGGGATAGGATTCTCCATGCCCTTCATGAACTCCTGTCGAGAATCCCTTCCATGTGCTTAGACGATAAAAATCCTTATCCCTATTAAAGCTGTTTGGTCGACCAGTCTTCGGACAACTCTTACGCGCACTATATACCCAAAACGGATGTTCTTTGGTTACAAACAGTGACCTTGATAGAATTCCTTTTCCATTAACTTCCATTAAATCAGAAGATTCCCTCTTAAATACATTGGTTACAGTCCCTATCTCACCTTTCCTATTTATAACTGTATCCCCAACTTTAATTTCTTCTATATTTTTATAAGTCCCGTCGGACAACAGTACCCGAGTACCAGAAGGAAAACAATAGTTATTACAACCAATAAAGGTTCTATAACAAGCTTGGAGGAGCCTCTTAGACCATGCATCACCGTTATTATTTACGAACTTTGAATATTCAGGCTTAATGAGATAATCAGACTTTTCTTCTTTCGGGTTTGCAAGATCGGTGTCAACAGCAGCAATGATTGTGCAGTGGCTCAGATAATACTTTTTCGGGTCATATTTTGCCAGTACGGTCTTTGCCGTCTTCATGCGGCACTTACCGTTACTACAAGCTACGTTATATAAATTATTAACCCAGCCATCAACGGATATATTTGGCTGGATTAATGAAGCATTACCGTATTTTAACATCGCCATATATATTAATCCTGAGGTGTGCGAGAACGATCTGGTCTAATATCGCCATACATTATTCCTACGGTACGCGAGAACAACTTGGATACATTACCGATTTCATCAACAATAGTACCGAGTTCTTTAACTGTTTCTTTCTTATCTTTTTCATCCTTAGATAAGGGTCTGGATCTTACTCCTAAAAGTTCCTTCAACTTCTGAGATTTTTCCTGAAGCTCTTTATTCAGAATATTCAATTCTGACATGTTCTTGTCCAGGTCTCTTAAAGCCTGGTGTCCGGCTTCGTGAGCTCCAAAACTAGCTATCCTGATAATGTCAGCTAAGGATAAAATCATCATTTATGACTTAGGAAAAAGTTTTCTTCTCTTAATCTCGTAAGTTACCCTGGTCCATCTATCTTGAAATTCCTTATCTCCTCCACCTATCTTCCTCAGCTCATTGAACTCATCCCAGAGCTCATCATCAGTCCACTTTTTATAGTCATCAGACCTTGTTGCTACCATTCTGATAAGTTCTGAGAAAGCTTTTTTCTTCTTTTCAACCGGTTCCTTCTTAGGCTCTTCAGGAACGTCTTTTGAAAACTTACTGCCAGATATAAGCTTCACAGCAGTTTCGATGTCCGATCCTGTGGAATAACCCTTCCATTCTTTAGAGCTCAGGACAATAGACCCGCCCGGTTTAGCTGATTTGGATGAAACCAGATAAAAAGTTTCACCATCAGAGGTATACTTATGGAGATACACCTATACCTCCCCGAATATCTTTTGAATGGATGACTTAATCATGTGGTCTGAACATACACTGCCATATTTTGTGTACAACCTGTTATAGGCTTGTACATCACTCAGACCTTCATCGAAAAGGTTTGCAGCGTCATCCACCAATTTCCCTATGACATTATTTGCAAAACTATAGGCCACTCTGATAGCCATCTTATTTGTGGCCAGAACAGCTTTTTGTACTGGACCATAGAATTTTTCAGAGAGCTGTTTCTCATAGGAGTCGTAGCCCTTATCACAATGCACCGTTGGAAGTCCGAGAGCAGGATTGACCCTGATAAGAGTATCAGGGTCTTCCTGTGCCTCGTTGCCATCCGGCCATTGTACCCAGACCTTATAAGTAGAGGGACTCAAGTGTGTAACCACACCTATGTATGGAGACACACTTATCTCACTTACAAACTTTCTGACTCTATCCCCAATAAGGAAATCCTCAGGGGACGAACTCATCGGATATAAGGAGGGCATCCCTCTTCCCTTCTCTTAGGCCTTCTGATACGGGAAAGCACTGGCCTTCTTAACCGGCGTCGGATTCTGTTTGGCTATAGACACCTGCTCGAAATTGCTCTTGTTAAAGTTATCCATATAGGGCTCGTCGGCTTCGCGGCTGCGAACGTTCGAGTTGAAACGGTTGGCCATATAACGGCCCTCATCGGCATCAAACTTCAGAGTAGAGGCTTCACGACGTCCCTCAATGACATCCGAAACCAGGTCGATCTGAAGAGCAACTTCGGGGCTGTAGGCCTGAACTTCCTCAGCGATCTTATCGAGGCGCTCAGTGTAACTCTTGGCATTCTTCAACATGCGATCCTCCTTTTAAGGACTACTTGTTCTTTTCTATGTAGGTTTTCCCTCTGGACTTGTAGAGTGCAGGACCTTTATGATCCCGTCTCCTGACCTGATGGGGAATATCTTTCGATTTAAGACCGAGTTCTCTCATTACACGAGGCTTAACTTCAGTCTTTTCAGGGGCTTTCTCTGTCTTCTTCGCAAAACGAGAAGCAAGTAGTGACTGAAGGAGGACATTATACCTATTAGCGTTTATTTTGTTATCAAAAACGCCGTTACCATATGTCCTTATTGCCTTTGCCAGGGCGTCTTCGAGAGCCACCCTCTGGTTATATTTAAGGAGTATGGGGTCTACTAATGTCTGAGCATATGACACGATAACCTGATAGTCACCCTCTGTGAGATCATCGGGGCCCTTATAGGGCACCTGAAAGTCACCCCTGGGGACTCTTTCCTCGACCACTCTTTTATCGTAATTGAAATACCCATAAGCATTGTGATAAACCTCAGGGAACCGCTCTATATATCCCTGAATAACCCTCGGTGCCATTATGAGTATATCCATTACTACCCCGTTGTTTAATACGCTCTTAAGTCTTGTATAAAGAGATTATTACATGGTCTCGCTAAGGAAATTCTCAACCACTTTGGAAGCAAAGCGGCTGTTTTTATTTCCTTTAAAGCCACGTACAGTATCATGAAGGTCCTCAACCATGATGGCTAAGGAATGCGCCTTTTCACTGGCTTCATTAACCAGCTTCATCATTTTTTCATCATCCATACCGTTACCATGCAGGCCCCTTTTAAGGGGAGCCTTTGAGAAGTCATTCAAAGAAGACAGCAGCGTCTTCATAGATTCAAGAGACTTCTCTATATCCCGACCTAACCCTTTTTTCTTAGGCATTATAGCACCCCCATTCAGTCATGGGAAGATTTCAGGATTAATAGATTATCGTTACTTTTTAGATTCCTCTAACTTCTTCTTTTGCTCTCTACGCCACTCTTTGACCTTTTCAGGAACCTTCTGATAATCGTTACCATCCTCACGATACTTTTTCATATACAACTTCATATAGTCGGTTCTATTGCTCTTATTTTTTACCGACGGCCTTCTTCTTGGAGGCTTCTGTTTAGGAGCCTCCCTGAATTTAGTCACTATCTCTCCCTGAGCTGGATCAGGAAGAGTAGCAACCATTGCTCTTAGAAGGTTTGAGAAGCTTACTCTCATTATTTGAACACCTTATCGAGAGCTTCAGGATTCTTTGATAAGAAACTGATAACTCTGGTTAGTTTTTCAGCATGTTCCTTACTTATGACTTTTCCATTCGTCGGAACAGGAAGAGCAGCTTTCTTTTCAGAGCTGAACCTTGAAGCTCCTTCAGCGGGCTGAGGTTGTTCTGTCATACTCAAACCCATATATCTAGCGAGCTTCTGAACGATATCAGTGTTCTCAACGAGTCCTGTCGCAACATTCGTATAGATGTTTCTAAGGACTTCATTGAACTGATTATCATTAACCGTGAACATATCATGTTCGATCTTTTCACGGGTAGACTCTGGGTCGATATTGAGTATATCGAGTATGAGGTCTATAGATACTGACCCCTTCTGATAAAGCTGGAAGGCCGCATCAAAGAATGTTTCGTTATCCCTGATTGCAAGTCTTGTGAAACTCAGTCGAGGGTAGAGAACAACTTCATTGCCATACTCATCATATTCAACGAAGCCTTTTTTCTTTGCTATGGGCTTAAACAGGTAGTTCTCGACATAATCCTGTAGGATTTCCCTATAAAGAAGATACTGAGTATTCATTATCTCCAGAGATATCTTACTACCGGTGTATGTTCCCTCTCCGGTGAGAATCTCTCTGGTTACTCCAAGACCAGCAAACAGCCTGTTCAGGGACCCCTCATAATCAGCCTCGATATCGAGCAGACGCCCGTTAGATCCCATCTCTTCCCAGTGGACCTCATAGTTAGCTATGATACTATAGTCTGGATCCACAAGAGCCAGGTCGACCTGTTCTCTGAGTTCATCGACTTGGTCAGAACTGAGGTCCTCAGCCCATACGATACGCATGGGAGTCATATGACGGGATGCAATAGAGGTCTGGGCCTGACGGAGCTTATCCATCAGAACAAGGGTATTTATGCACCGCTCAATGACAGAAATACCGAGGGGCTCATATTGAGATTTTTTACGGGCAAGATGATATACATGTGACCCTGTATAGGGGTCGGTATCAAGTGGTATGGTGCCACTCTGCATGACCTTATTTCGTATTTCTGAAGGAATGTCATACTTTATTCCGCTCGATTCAAGCATCTGATCCGGGTACATGGGCATTTCAGATGTTATGTATTTTCTCGTTTCTGGATCAGGAACATATTCAATAGCTACATCATCTGATAGGGGTAGCTTTCTAACCCTTACCTGGTCAGGAGGAAGAACAATAAGTTTCTTCCAGCCTTTAAACAGGGGGTCTTTATCACTGATATCATACTTTTGCTTCAGGAATTGACTTCTCTGTTTAGCTTCTTCCTTTTTCTGAGCTTTTTCCTCTGGTGAAGAATCATCAGAATAATCATCTTCCTCAGCGAACACGAAGCAATTGTGAGTTGAGAACCCATTTACCTGATATGTATGGTCTTCCTCAACCTCAAAATTATAAACCAGGTCTTTATAGTCCTCTGTACAAATCTCTTTTATTTTTAAGGCCAGACCCCCATCAGTCCTTTGCCAATATCTATCCATAATGGTAAAAGTTGCATCTTCAGGCAACTTCTTATTAGAATAATCAGTTAGAATTCGGCAAGACTCTTCTTCACTTGCCGTTACAATGAACATCTCGCTAGAAATTGTCTCATTACCGTTTGGAAGCTTAGTAGTCCTTGGAACAGAATTATTGTAATTTATTATAACTCCGCATTTTAGACATATATCTCTTACAGCATCCATTATATTCCGCGATGCCGTCTTTATATCTACTATCGAGAGCCTCTTATCGCCACTAACTGATACACATCCATCAGAGTCTATCAAACCTGCAAGGAAATACTTCAGCTTATCAACAGGAAGGTCTATCAACCATTGGGGAACTCTTTTCAGGTTTCTCTCAAAAGTAGTTTCTCCAAAATTATCTGACCACCATTCTATAAATGCCGGATTCGAATTAACTTTTATATATGTATTTCCATTACTATTCCAACTTTTTATAGAATCTTCTCCAAAAATGCTTATAAGTATTTTTTTAATCCTATCAATATTAACAGTTTCCTTTTCTGAGAAGGATATCTGCCACAGACCCCTTCCCCAATTATTTCTTTGAGAATCTCTTCCTAGAGTCCCGTCTCCTAGCCAAAATCCTGCCAGATAAGCGAAATTGTTATCAATTTTAAGCTCATCAATAGCGCTGAGTATTTTCGACCTTTTTATGATATATGAATCCCTGATTTCAATATTACTCAAATCAATGGGTAACCATCTTATCTGGGACCCCTTTTGCCATCCTTTAGCTCCTAGTCTCTCATGAAATTTCTGATCTAATTCCACTGTTAAAGTATTTATGACATTATTAAGGGTTGATTCCGATACATTGAACTGATTGGCTAATTCCTTTCGTGTTTTAATAGCAGGTTCACCTAATGAACCTAGCCACAGCAGCAAGGATTTTCTTGCGCTGTTGGCTTTATCACTTCTTAAACGGACTATTTCAACGTTGGATTCATATCCCCTATCTAGTTTTACATAATTATTAGGGAATTCAAGCGTTACTTTATCTATATCCTTAATTTCACTCGGCCACGTGATTCGAACATAATCAGAGAGTGTAAGTTCACTAGCCTGAATAAATTCAAAGCCTTCATCTCTTAAAACTTCTATAGGATGTTCATCTGTTATTCTTAAATTTCTAAAATCCTTCCAACATCGTATGTTCAAAACAACTTCGGATGGTCTGATAGACCTCTTAAGTATTTTCTTAAATCTGCCCTTATTAGTAAGGACTTCATCACCAATCGAAAGCTGATCCGCCCTCATGTAGCCTTGTGGAGTCCTTAATAAGGAATCCCTCGATACGCAATTCCCCATCAAATTATACTCATGGGTTACCTCAATAAGAGTCTTGAAAAGCTTCATTCTCTCGCACATGTCTTCAAAAAATTTGAAGACATATTGATTCTGATGCTTATTACTACCCTTTGGTGGAACCAGTCTGAGCTTAGACAAAGGAAGTGTAGAATGAATATCTACTGCTTGACCTACTATTTCATTTGTATTATAAAAGAACCGGTAAAAGGCTCTTCTCTCACGAAGGTTCTGTGGCTTTTCGAGGAAGTCAGTACTAAGCTGAGGAGAATAGAACTGGCTTGTCCCGCTATCGAGAACATCTCCAGCCGTTCTCATTCCATAAGACCCAAAAGTAGTCGTTGTAGCAATCCTTCTATTTCTACGGGCCATAATCTCGTTTTTAGTCATCTTCATTGATGGCCGTGGATTATCAGAAGCGGATACGACTCTTTTCTGAGGGGAAAACTTCTTCTCAGGAGTGCTGCTTGATGTTACAACTCTTATTCTCTTAGCCATCTATTTCTTCCTCCGGTTCCTCTGCTTCAGCCGGTTCATATTCATACATCTCAGCGGGCTGATCTTTAGCCTCTTCTTCCGACTGAGGAACCTCCTCCTCGATAAACCGGAACTTGTTTAGGGGTCTCATTCCACGTATACCACGTTCTAGAGACCCAAGAATATCCCTGTTTCGTTTCAGGGTATTAACGAGTCTGTAGAAATCCTCAAGGCCATCCATATTCCCAGCAGCGACTCTTTCCTGCTGAAACTCCTTATTAGCCTCTCTGAAAACATTATCGTAAATCCCAATAAACTCTCTTATTTCTTTGGATAACCTTTTACTTCTCGATTCAAGGTTATCCATCATTTTATTGAGGTCAGCCATGTGCTTGCCACCTTCCTGGCGGATTTCATTTTATTTAGATAGGTGATGACGCGTTGTTTGTAAGACTCATCACCAAAATTCCTGTGGAGGAACCCCTTTTCTTCAAGAGACTCTTTCAAAGACGACATCTCATTCTTTGTGAGAGATCTTCCCAGAACCTGACCGGAAAGATTATTAAGAAAACTGTCCAATTCATTAAAACCCCAATTAGCGGGGTTAGAAGATGGTTCATATCTCCTATCGTAATGATATGGAACAGATTGAGTTGGGTCGCTTAATTCACCCGGCATTTTGGTTCTCAGGCTGTTGTTGAGCTCTAATGGTAGCTACCAGAAACTCAAGGTTGAAACGGGCCTTCTGATATTTCAGCTCATTAACCCTTTCTTGAGCTTTTGAAGCCTCAAGCTCAGCCAGGGCTATTTTCTCATCAAAGGCACTGAGTTCTCTTCGATAATCTAACTCGGTGTAACCACTCATTTTAGGCCCCCTATATTATTTAGATATTAAACGACATAAACATAAAACATTATTAGAACATTATTAAAGTCGGCTCTCTCTTTATCGAAAACAGCAGCACATTCATAAGGTTTTAACATAGGCTTTTTAAAATATTCCTGGATCTTGAAAATTAACAAATCCGTTTCTCGGAAAAAAGTATGTAGCATATACGCTTGGCTGGAACGTTGGTTCACTAGTAAATGGCTCATATGCTTCTGGAGTTGCATAATTGTTTGGGTCAATTTCTACATTTCCATCATAAGCGATAGAAGCCGACGAGAAATTCTGATCACAGATAGCACCGAGTCGATATGCCGTCCCATTAGAAACGGAAGGTTTGGTATTATATCTTACAGTATACCAATCCCCCGTTGTATTTGTGACGGCAACGGATCCATCTACTCCATTTGTCAATATAGCGGCAGGGGGCGTACCACCACCCCATATCACACCTTTAAGATTCGGAGTAGTCCCTCCAGCATATGTTCTTTTTGCATAGAAAACCAATGAATCTATATAAGTTGTGTCATTGGAGGTGTAGATACCCGCGAAACCCTGGCCGTTTACATATTCATACCATGATCCACCAATCGAAGTATTCCCGAATGTCGGGTCAATTATAACAGGATAAACTGCTGAATCTATAAAATCCTGTGGTACAGAAATAGTCATTATTTCATTAACAATGTCTATATTCATCTCACACCAGGTTTCATTGTTTTCAGAATCTACTGCTTTTGGCCTATAAATATGAAACGCCTTTCCTGATCTATACTTATCATTTTTATTAAGATTATAATAGACAGCATATGACCCCACTATTATTTCAGGGCGTATTATTCTCTTCGCTTCTTCCAGTGTAGGTGTTGGTTGTTCCGCAGCAATTCTGTTATCAATAAGTCTTTGTGCTTGTTCATCCGATATTTCTGGATTATATATTAAAGAAATATTTTTAGTTCTTATGGTCATTTCAAATGTATTAAATGACGGTTTATACGGTAATTTTATTTCATATTCAAATCCTATATCTGACGGGTTTACGTTATTATCCCCATACATTTTTATCTCAATATCATCTTTACCTACCCATGTTACAACCCCGTTTTCATCTATTGTATTTGAACTATCTTCTAAATTATCTGTAAATCTAATACTAAAGTTAACTTCATTATTCCATTTTATTAATTTTGTCTGTGGATAAAAATCTTCCTGCTTAGTATCGCCCACTTCTACAATTATTTCAGGTGAAGAAAAAATATATTTACCGTCAACATTTGAAATATCATAAAAATCTGACATTTTTAAATCCTTCTATCTTATGAATAATATTAGTTACTACCTTTTAAAATAACTTTTAACTTCTAGTATAAGTAATCATAACACCAAGAAGTTTTGCATCTACCGCTAATGTGTCTGACCCATCTGTAGCATTACGATAAATTCTAAACTGGACCATTTCAGATGCGGCAGGAGTTCCAGATAACGTTATAGCAGAAGTTTCAGATGATATATATAAATTATTTGTAGTCCCACCTGTATCTGTAACAGTTTGAGCTGTCCCCATAGCCTGATCTAGGGCCTCATTATCTCCATAAGATCTACCTTGACATGCCCAAACAACGCCAAAATTTGTAGCAGTAGATGGATGTGACCAATAAAACTTAGCTGAAACTGTACCTCCATTCCAATCTGATGGCATGCTTACAGTAGCTTCGGAATATTCTATTGAGGATGGATCAAAGTCCAAGGTATAATTGTTAACTTTATTAGTCGCTAATTCAGTTTTTGTATTTAAACTGCATCCACTTGTTGTTGACGGCCACATACCGGCTGCCGACAAAAAGAGTTGACCGGACGGCTTCTGACCTTGGATACCGGTCTGACCCTGTACTCCAGTCTGACCCTGTATCCCCTGTACTCCAGTCTGACCCTGTATCCCCTGTACTCCGGTCTGACCTTGTATCCCCTGTACTCCGGTCTGACCCTGTATCCCCTGTACTCCAGTCTGACCCTGTATCCCCTGTACTCCAGTCAGTCCCCTGGGTCCGGTCTGACCCTGTATCCCCTGTACTCCGGTCTGACCCTGAATCCCCTGTACTCCAGTTTGACCCTGTATCCCCTGTACTCCAGTCTGACCCTGTATCCCCTGTACTCCGGTCTGGCCCTGTATCCCTTGTACTCCGGTCTGGCCCTGTATCCCTTGTACTCCAGTCTGACCCTGTATCCCTTGTACTCCAGTCTGACCCTGTATCCCCTGTACTCCGGTCTGACCCTGGACACCAGTCTGGCCCTGGACACCAGTCTGGCCCTGGACACCGGTCTGTCCCTGTACCCCGGTCTGACCCTGTACCCCGGTCTGACCTTGTATCCCCTGTACTCCGGTCTGACCCTGTACTCCGGTCTGACCCTGGACACCGGTCTGACCCTGGACACCAGTCTGGCCCTGGACACCGGTCTGTCCCTGTACCCCGGTCTGTCCCTGTACCCCGGTCTGGCCCTGGACACCGGTTTGTCCCTGGACTCCGGTTTGTCCTTGGACACCGGTCTGTCCTTGTACCCCGGTCTGTCCCTGTACCCCGGTCTGGCCCTGGACACCGGTCTGGCCCTGGACACCGGTCTGGCCCTGGACACCGGTCTGGCCCTGGACACCGGTTTGTCCCTGGACTCCGGTCTGGCCATGGACTCCGGTCTGGCCCTGGACACCGGTCTGTCCCTGTACCCCGGTCTGACCTTGGACACCAGTCTGTCCCTGAACTCCGGTCTCACCTGTGACACCGGTCTGACCCTGTACCCCGGTCTGTCCCTGAACTCCGGTCTGACCTTGGACACCAGTCTGTCCCTGTACCCCGGTCTCACCTGTGACACCAGTCTGGCCCTGGACACCAGTCTGACCCTGGACACCAGTCTGACCCTGGATTCCAGTCTCACCTGTGACACCCGTCTGACCCTGGACACCAGTCTGGCCCTGGACACCGGTTAGACCCTGAACTCCGGTCTCACCTGTGACACCAGTCTGGCCCTGGACACCAGTCTGGCCCTGAATACCGGTAGGTCCCTGGAGTCCTGTCTCACCGGTGACTCCTGTCTGGCCCTGAACACCGGTCTGGCCCTGAACACCGGTCTGGCCCTGAATACCGGTAGGTCCCTGGAGTCCTGTCTCACCGGTGACTCCGGTCTGGCCCTGAACACCGGTCTGTCCCTGAATACCAGTCTGTCCCTGAAGTCCTGTGGATCCCTGGAGTCCCGTCTCACCTGTGACTCCTGTCTGGCCCTGGATACCCGTTTGGCCCTGGATACCAGTCTGTCCCTGAATACCGGTAGGTCCCTGGAGTCCTGTCTCACCAGTGATACCTGTCTGGCCCTGAATACCGGTAGGTCCCTGGAGTCCCGTCTCACCTGTGACTCCTGTCTGGCCCTGGACACCGGTCTGTCCCTGAATACCGGTCTGTCCCTGAAGTCCTGTGGACCCCTGGAGTCCCGTCTCACCTGTGACTCCTATCTGGCCCTGGATACCAGTTTGGCCCTGGATACCAGTCTGTCCCTGAATACCGGTAGGTCCCTGGAGTCCTGTCTCACCAGTGATACCTGTCTGGCCCTGAATACCCGTTTGCCCCTGGACACCAGTCTGTCCCTGAAGTCCCGTGGATCCCTGGAGTCCCGTTTCACCAATGATACCAGTTTGGCCCTGGACACCGGTCTGTCCCTGAATACCGGTCTGTCCCTGAATACCAGTAGGTCCCTGGAGTCCTGTCTCACCGGTGACTCCGGTCTGGCCCTGAATACCGGTCTGGCCCTGAATACCGGTAGGTCCCTGGAGTCCTGTGGACCCCTGGAGTCCGGTCTCACCGGTGACTCCTGTCTGGCCCTGGACACCGGTCTGTCCCTGGATACCGGTAGGTCCCTGAAGTCCTGTGGACCCCTGGAGTCCCGTCTCACCGGTGACCCCTGTCTGGCCCTGGATACCAGTCTGTCCCTGAATACCAGTAGGTCCCTGGAGTCCTGTCTCACC